GGCTTCTGTCCCCCATCGCAGATTGCACCAAAGGTCCAAGATTGAGATAGATCGAGTCAGTATCTGATGCAATGACATAATCAACACTTTCTGTTTTAAGAATATTATTCATGTACTGGTTAATCTTATTTTCGATCCAACGAATCGACAATTGCCCGGCAGTGGTAACACCGAGAGCCATTCTCAAATCATAGAAACGGAAATACTGTGAACCGAGAGCACCATAAGCGGAGTTCAGTGAAACCTTCTTTGCAAGTTGTAGGTTATTGTAACGTGCAATTCGTTTTTCAATGTCATACTTCTTCGAATCGTCGGTCTCATTTTCATACTCTTGCTTGGCCTGCAACATCATCTTTTTGAATTTGCTGCGGTCAACATACATTTCTTCCATCATCTTAGGCAAGAAACCTTGAATATCTGTTCGGAAGTATTGCCCGTTAGGTGTGATTGTGACGCCAGATAAACTTGATGTGTCAATTTGGCATTTCAAAAGTTTGTCAACAGAAACACCTTGCGATAGAACATCACGCATTTCTTGCGTATAATCTGCCGGTTCGATTAGAGTTTCCGGCGAAATGTTATACTGCATCATCAGGTGAGGATACAGACTGTTTAAGTCGAAACTGGCAACCCAGTTGTGTAGACCAACTTGTGGTTCTTTCACGTATGCACCTTCGAATGCGGAATCTTTATCCTGCACTTCACGTGGTGGTACAATAATCTTCTGTTGCAACAGATAAGAATATGTCAGTGAATCCCACATGCGTGTCTGTGCAAACACATCTTCATAGTTACACTTGGTATCATATGCAAGAGTCAGTGCCAGTTCCAACAGTTTCAGTTTATCTTCTAGTTTAAGAATCAGTTTAACGTCTTTGATGTTATACTCAATAAACTTTTGGAAGTTCAATCGATACAACTGATGCAGGTTTTCATATTCATCGTATGAGATTTTACCTTCACCAAGTTCAACGTTTGCAATATTATCTAGTCGATAAGATTCTTGTGACTTACCACCCGGCGCATACCATTTGTAGAGTTCGATGTAGTCGAGAGATTCGACACCAACAAAACTATATGCAATCAACATTCTGCCATTAATGTTTGTCTTGCGTTCAGAAATATAATTCCAAGGAGAAAGTTTCTTTGCATCGTCTTCTCCGAGAATTTTGCGAAAACGATTGACAAGATATGGAATATCAAAGAACTTTGTGTTCCAACCAGTGATAACATCAGGACAATTATCCGACCACAACATCAGGAACTTCTTGCAGAGAGTCCATTCATCTTTACACTTAACATAAACTTCATCACCTTGGACTTCATAGTCACCACATCCGAACACATAGGTTTTGCCGTTGATATAAGTGATTGCAATCGCGGTGATAGGTTCATTGGCTAGATAAGGATCTGGGAATCCGTTTTCTGAACCAACCTCAATATCTACGATGGCGATAGAAACTTTATCCTGATCCCACTCAACCATCGTGGGATGTTGATCTGCAATGAATGCATATTCATATCTGGTGTTGCCATAGATTTTGGGTGCACCAGGAATGCCATCATACTTCTTAAAGAATTCTCGCGCTTCGTAGATACTGTCGAAACGTTTTTCAGACAAGTCCAGACCATCAAGTGATTTGTGGGTGCCCTTATCTTTCTTGGCAGGAAGATATAGTGATGGTTCGTAGTCAACCTTTTGTTTGATACGTTTTCCGTCCATGATCCCGCGATACAGGATCTTGCCACCTAGGGCTTGAACATTGGTGTAGAAATTAGACATTAACCGGTAATGATGCTTTGTTGTTTGGGTAGAATGATGCCGGTGCCAAATAATTGATTATAATTATTGACAAAATCTTCGGCAGGAACATAGGAGTATACTACATGTTGCTTGTTAATGGCAACCTGCATTCCAGTTTTTTGTTCTGCATGGAGTGGAAAAGGTGCGAATCCAACATTTGGTGCACCATCTTTACCTCTTACCACCGCAACACCAACAGGATTTGTCAGTAATACGGTGGTATCGGTTTCTTCACTCACTTCAGCTAAGACTTCTTCGTGAGTTACAAGTTTAAATAACATAATTTTCATAGAACATCCTTTCGTGATTATATAAATACTTATGAAGTTCATTATAACACAAACTTCAATCACTGTCAATACACTCAAAAAAGAGGCAAAAATGATCAAAAAGCTTACCGCAATGCTTTTTGTCATGGTTACATTTCCAGCAATGGCAGATCCCATTGTGACTGATTCGACTAGTAGAAGCACCACACAAACAATTACCGAAAGTACAACAACCGTAAAATCTCCGCCGCCAACAGCCGTGGCTCCTGCCGTCACAGTCATCAACTCTGATGTTTGTGCAGTTGCTGTATCCGGTGCAACTCAAACTCAAATTCTTGGCATTTCTTTTGGTGCAACAATGACCGATAAGAATTGTGAGAGATTAAAGTTAGCTCGTTCAACATATGACATGGGTATGAAAGTTGCAGCAGTTGCTATTATGTGTCAAGATGAAAGAGTATTTACAGCAATGATGAATGCTGGAACTCCTTGCCCAATAGACGGTAAAATTGGTGAACAAGCCAGAGCACTTTGGGAAGCAAATCCACATCGTATTCCACAAAAAATTAAGAGTAGAGACTAATGAAACTCTGGAGTTTATTAGTTGCATGTGTACTGAATATTTCGGTAGCACAAGCACAAATAGTTACGATTCCAATTCCTGGAAGCCCACTGTCTTTGAATTACATGGCTAATCCACAGCCATTGCAGAACATAAACAATAATCCAGCGGCAACAAGTTATCAATTATGGGATGATGGTTACGCAAATGTTCCTTTAGGTTTTAATTTTCCGTTCTTCGATAAAACATTTAACAACTCAACAATGTATAGTAATGGTACAGTGCAGTTTGGACCACCCGTAAATGGATTTCCTTCAAACAATACTTTCTGCTGCAATGGTATTACAATTGATAGAAATACATCATCAGCATACAATTACAGTATTTTAATGATGCAGACTGACATGTATGGTGCTTCAGGTAATAATCACTATTCACTTGGTAATTCAAATAGTATGACATATGGTTGGTATAATGTTGAAAGACTTGGTGATCCTTCAAACAAAACAAGTTTCGAATTAAAAATTGATAGCACGGGTAATATAGACATGCGTTGGACGGGTGCAATGATATCATGGAATACACCAGCAATTGGTGTTATTGGTGATGCATCCAAAGGTGAATTTGCAGTCATACAACAAGGCAGTTTGAACCAGAACTTTACTATTCCTGGTTTGACACAAGTAACTACAGGTCAAACACCTGATATTGTTATTGATCCTTGTACAAGCAACCCATTATACTCACCAACTTGTGCGGGTTATCAAGCAGCATACACCGAACAACAATGTTCAATTAATCCTTTATACTCCACAACTTGTTCTGGTTATGCGTCAGCATATCACAATCAACAATGTTCAATTAATCCATTATATAATGCGACATGCCCCGGATATGCTGCAGCATATCATACTCAACAATGTTCTATTAATCCACTATATTCTACAACTTGTTCCGGATACGCAGAAGCGTATTTTACACAACAATGCAATTTGAATGGATTATATGATAAAACTTGCCCAAACTATGCGACAGCATATGCAACCAAGATGTTACTTGAACAACAAGGCATGGCATCAACTGTTGCAACAGCAGGAGAAATTGCGAAAAGTGATCCTTTAACAACATCGACAACAACCGCATCACCATCAGTCAGTTCAGATGGTTCAGTTTCGGTTGGTGTATCAAAGACTGGTGACGCAAACGTTGATAAAGCAATTTCTTCACCGCCACCAACAACAAACTCTGCTGCAGCACCTGCAGCACCTGTTCAATTGGTATCTCCTGGACCTGCGGCTGCTGGACCAGGTCCAGCTTCACCTGGTCCCGCACCTGCAGCCAAAAATGAAGGTGGAGAAAAACCGGCTGGTGGTGCAACTCAGCAAGCGCGAGGTGGTGATTCTAAACCTGCAGCAAGCCCTCGACAAGAACTACAAGCAAGAAGAGAAGCTGCAGCGAAAGCCGAAGCAGTAGAAAGAGGTAAAAATCTTGCTAATGAAATGGGTAAAGCAAGTGATCTAGAATCACAAAAACAAATTCAAAATGCAGTAATTCAAGCAATGGGATTCACACCCGGTTTTGATAATTATAGTAAAGCAACGTTGACTGATGCTCCTGGTTATAGACCATATTCAATTTATGGTGGTCAAAGAGTTATTGAAAATCGTAATACAGCCAGAATGTTTGGTGGTACAGATAGATTACACCAAGAAATGGTCAATCAACAATACAAATAAGGAAACAAAATGTCAGAAGAAATCAAAGATGTTAATAAAAAAATTGATGAAGCGGAAGCCGCTGTTAAAAAATATGCAAGTAAAGATACAGTTATATCAATTGGTGGATACGAATTTACTCCAGCAAAATTAATGGTCGCATTCACACTGGCATCTTCATTACTAGGCGGTCTTTATGGTACGTTTGAAGTATACAAAGACTACATGAGTATGAAGAAGAAAATTGCTGAATATGTTACACCAGACTTAACCGAACTCTATAAAAAGATGGAAGTGTTGGATGCAAATACCAGCAAGATGACAGAATATACAAACAGCATTAAGAACGATTTAAAGAATGATGTTCGTAGAGTGGAAGGTGTTGTTGAAAATCTAGAAAGATCCAGTAAAGCATCCACCAGAGATACAGATCAAACTGTCAAGGATGTAAAAAAGGAAGTGGATGCCACACTTAAAGAAGTTAGAAGATATAGTGATCAAACTGTTAAAGAAATCAATCAAGAAATAGTTCGCATCAATCAAGAAGTGGCTAAAGGTCAAAGAGATACACAGACAGAGATCAGAACATTGAGAAGAGAAGTTGACGATAAGATCAAAAAGGCTCTAGACAATCCTCTTTCCAATTGATATCTATATACTATTATTACTTTGAAAATTTAATATGTTTAAAATTATTTTATTATTCTTTTTCCTTGTCGGCAACGTTAACGCGATTGAATTGACTGCACAGAGTTGGTTAGTTGCCGACGAAAAGGGAAAAATTATTCAGGGTGAAAATACCAAAGCAATTCGTTCTATAGCCAGTATAACGAAACTAGTTTCTGCTATGGTTGTTCTGGACGCAAAACAAAACTTAGATGAAAAGATAAATCAATTCACCAGAAGAGAATTGTTACAACTTTCAATTGTTAAATCGGACAACAATGCAGCTAGATTACTTTGCGAAAAATATCCTGGTGGTTTGCCTGCATGTATTGCAGCAATGAATAAGAAGGTTCATCTTCAAGGTTTCATGTATACAAGATTCACTGACCCTACAGGTTTAGATGCCGGTAATGTTAGTAACGCTGAAGAACTGGTTGATCTTGTGTTATTATCTAAAGATTATCCAGAATTAATAGAATATAGTAAAATGTCGGAAGTGAAAATTAAGATACGCAAGAACTGGATGGTATTCAACAATACAAATCCAATTATTGGAAAGAGACACGATTTTATTATTAGTAAAACCGGTTATATCAAGGCATCTGGTGGTTGCATCGTAATGATGTTAGACACCGATATCGGTAGAAGAATTGTTGTGGTTCTTGGCAGTAAGAACACCAAGACTAGAATTCCTGAAGCAGAATTTATTTCTCAGATGTAATGGTTGCGGGTCACGGAGTTGCACCGGAACTGAGGATTATGAGCCCACTGTGATACTGTTTCACCAACCCGCCAGATTATTTATTAGGCAAATTAATTTTTGTGCGTTCTTTCATTATTTCTTCTATTATCTTGAACGCTTCGTCTTCAGCTAAAGCATCTTCAATCTCTTTTGGTGTTTTTCTAAAAATTCTATCATAGTTATCAGCATATTCTTTTTGTGATACACTGAATGGTCTTGGAGCAGAACCTTTACCACCATCGGACATTTTATTCTCCGTAAATTAAAACGATACTTGTTGAAGGCACAACATATTTATTATCGATTGGCATGGCTGCATTCCAATCGAGCAGTACAACATCACCAACAGATACACCATCAGCATCTGGACCTACTGCTAAAATTTTAGCTTTATCTGGTTCCTGAGAAGATGACAGGATAATTCCTGAACTAGTGGTGTTGATATTCTCTAAACGTTCTACTAAAACTTTATTTTTCAGTGGCAAAATATTCATATCAATCACCTTTAAATGGAGCGGTGTACTGATTCACACAGCTAACATGAAGGGGTACTCCATGTCGTATTATTACACACCGCATAAAACTGGAGCGGGATAGGAGAATCGAACTCCTGGCATTAGCTTGGAAGGCTAAGGTATTACCATTATACGAATCCCGCAACTAACTTGGTGCCCCATGAGAGAATCGAACTCCCGTACCCGGATTACAAAACCGGTGTAATACCATTATACTAATAGGGCAAAATCTTGGAGCGGGTAGTGAGAATCGAACTCACAACTAAACCTTGGCAAGGTCTTGTGTTACCACTAGCACCATACCCGCATCAATTTAAATTTATAGAGTTATTATATAGGCCTTTTTTTTAATTGTCAAGCACTTTTACATCATCGGTTTGTTTCCATTTCGAAAACCAATTTCACCACCTTCTTCTTTTATTTTCTTCATAACATCTTCAAAAAGAATAGGTCTAAAATCAGTTTGTTCAACACAAACACAATGATAACGTGAATCAATCATAGGTTCTTCCACAGTGAAAGGTCTTGGATCATACTTACTCACCATTTCACTTTTCACTGTACGAAGCACACGATTGGCATGTAAGTGACCATGAATGTTAACACCAAAACGACCGAGACTTTCTTCATGTACCGGAATATGAGACAGAATCATTCCGTTCATCACATGATAACCACGAATGTCTCTAAAATGTTTTGTATAATCTTCAAGTTTAAAAATGTCATGATTGCCACGAATCAACACTTTATCACCATTTAACCTGTACATAATGTCAAGTGACTTGCGATTGATAACAACATCACCAAGATGATACACTTTATCATTTGGTCGAACTGTTTCGTTCCAACGTTTCACCATTTCTTCATCCATCTCTTCAGGATTATCCCATGGTCGAAGTTTAGTCACACCATCAGCGCGCATAAACCTACACACTCCAGCATGGCCAAAATGTGTATCACTCACTAAGAAAACTGATGGCATTTTAACTCCTTATCTTGGCCCGGCGTAAGAGAATCGAACTCCTATTAAGGGCTTAGAAGACCCCTGTATTATCCATTATACGAACGCCAGAAATTTTGGTGCCCCAGAGGAGAGTCGAACTCCTAAAATTTGGCTTCTAAGACCAACACGTATACCAATTCCGTCACCGGGGCATATATACTTTTATGAATGAACCTGTAAAAATTTCAGCTAATGTGCATCACTGCATTTATCTTACAACAAGTAGATATTTTACACCACATCCAATAATTAATCAAGCGAAAGCTGAATTCAAACCGTTGGTTATTCCCAACATTGGTGCTCCCAACAAGAATTGAACTTGTGTTTCACCCTTACCAAGGGTGTGTAATACCATTATACTATGAGAGCTTGGTGCTGCCTGTTGGAATCGAACCAACTTCAACGGCTCTTCAGACCGCCGCTATGACCACATCAGCTAAAGCAGCAATTGGTACCTGGTGACAGTTTCGAACTGCCGACCCTCTCGGTGTAAACGAGACGCTCTACCCCTGAGCTAACCAGGCATAAATCTTGGGGAGTTATATGAGGATCGAACTCATACTACCTCGGTCACAGCAAGGTGTGCAGTCCACTACACTAATAACTCCATAGGTGATTGGCTACGTTCCCATTTTCGCCCCAATCTGAGTCGTTACCCTGTCCGTTGTTATTTGCTTCTAGGTTAGTACACTTCTACCCGACTGTGTTTTTCAAGGCACCCATGTTGGCGGGTCTTGCGGCAATGAACAGTCTCGCCGTGCTCTTATGGTGTGGCAATCACCCACTTTCAACGTTAAAGTGTAACCGGGGTCTGTACTTGTTCCGTAAGAATCCGTTTTAGCCGGTCTGCACAGAACGAAGCAGCTGGTGCATCTGGTTTTACCATAGGCGTCATGTTACATGTGCCTTTGATATAACCAATTGCTTGCTGAACAACACAAGAAGAACCATATTCATCATCTTTGTTTAAATCCAAATGAACTTCAACGTGACGGTCTTCCAACACATCAGCCAAACTTTGGAACAATTCAGACACTTTATAAACTTCAGTCATCAGACGCATTGCTGGTTTACTTTTCTTATGGTCATAATCCAATTCTCTCTGAACATAACCAAAGATTTTACAACCGTGACGGCCATCGATATGAACTACAACTGCAAGAGCATAATCTGCATACCAAACACCATTAACACGAACACGTTCTGAGTCAGCACCCAGATAAACTTTCGTATCGGGTCCTTGATTCAAGATAAATTCTTTTACTTCTTGCAAATTGAAATTTTTCATATCAATCACCTTTCTTATTTTACTTATGGCATCCCGCCAGGGATTCGAACCCCGACCAACAGTTTTGGAGACTGGTATGCTGCCGTTACACTAGCGAGATATTTGGTACCCTTGGACAGTTTCGAAATGTCGACCTACGCCTTATCAAGACGGTGCTCTTCCTCTGAGCTACAAGGGTAAAGTGGACCGCCCGGAGAGATTCGAACTCCCGACTTCTTAGTTCGTAGCCAAGCACTCTAAGTCCACTGAGTTACGGGCGGTTATGGTGGTACTAATTGGTAACGATCCAATCTCCTCGGCTTATGAAACCGGTACGCATCCGTCTACGTCATAGTACCATTAATTGGTGGACCGCAAGAGAATCGAACTCTTACCTCCGCCGTGCAAAGGCGGCGTGCTCCCATTATCACTAGCAGCCCAAAAAAGTTGACTTATTATTTTTCTTATTATACGCCATAAGTCAAGGCGAGTATTGGTCTCGGTGGCAAGAATCGAACTTGCGCCACATGGTCCCAAACCACGGATGATACCATTTCACCACACCGAGATTATTTGGCTCCCCTTCGTGGATTCGAACCACGCTTCACGGATTAACAGTCCGCCGCCTACACCTAGCTTGCTCAAGGGGAATTGAATTCTGTATTATATATCACATAAAATGCTCTGCGTCCCTCGGCGGTAATTGTAGTACATCAGGATTTAGTTGGTTGTCTCTCATATCCATCACGCATACCTTCCACCCGCTCCCCGACAGGGACCGTTCTCGCACTGCCAGCGGCCTTTCGGTTTAAAGACTACCACCCGTGGTTATCAAGCCACTTCTCATCGTCTGGGTCAGACTATCTGTTGATTAGACAGAACGTTCTGGCGGTCCCAAGGGGTAACGATCCCCTTCTTTATGCGTGACAGGCATACGTGCGTCCATGAACACTTTGAGACCAAATCTTAAGCACGAATATCTATATTCGTTCCTTTATTATCTTGTGAAACTTCTTTTCCTTTTTCACTATACAGTTGTGCAAATTCTTGACCATGAACTGTTACAACTATTACATCATTACCTTTATCATATTTAAAAATTTCTCTTACTATTGTTTTTCTAATATCACCCACCCAAGTGGTGTAATTTGATATTTCTGAAATTAACATAGTACTCTCCTATTAAATTGGTGGAGGTCCACGGAGTCGAACCGCGAATGTTTACCACGGGGGACCGGATTTACAGTCCGGTGCAGCACACGCCATAGCTGCAAGACCTCCAAAAACTAACTACGGGACGCCTGGGAGTTCTACAGGTCGTTTAAGAATACGCCTCGCGGCGATTCTCCCAAAATATTGGTACGGGTGGAGAATTTTGAAATCTCGACTCTCTGGTTAAAAGCCAGATACTCTGCCTCTGAGTTACACCCGCATACTACCATTTGTTTAGTGTTATCGTGCAAATTTAGGAGTGAGGTGCTTCCTCTCCAAAGCCGATGCAGTTATATCAGGACCCGTTCCCGGCCGGTTGGGCCCGAATAGTGTATGCGTCCATACACGATACCTTGATAACACTAAACAAATGGTACACCATAGGGGAATCGAACCCCTCTTTACGCCGTGAAAGGGCGTTGTCCTAAACCGATAGACGAATGGTGCATTGGTGCGAGTGGCCGGAATCGAACCGGCACGCCGATTAAAGCGAGAGATTTTAAGTCTCTTGTGTCTACCTATTTCACCACACTCGCGTAAATTTTTAAAGAACAAGTGTGTATTATACATAAACTGGCAACTTTGTCAACCAGTGTTGCACAAATACAACACAACTTGGAGTGGGTGACAGGAATCGAACCTGCATAAAACGGATTTGCAATCCGTTCCCTAGCCTTTCGGGTCACACCCACATAAATTGGTACCTCTGGCGAGAATCGAACTCACATCAGCCGCTTATCTGGCGCTACGGGGTATAAATCCGCTGTTTTACCATTAAACTACAGAGGCAACAAAACTTGGCGGAGACTGTGGGAGTCGAACCCACTGACCGTTATTAAGCGGTCTACGGATTAGCAATCCGCTGCATTACCATCCTGCCCAATCTCCTAACTGGTGGAAGCGGTGAGATTCGAACTCACGGACCTATTTCTAGATCGACAGTTTTCAAGACTGTTGCAATAAACCGGGCTCTGCCACGCTTCCATTAAAACCATATAGAAACACACTCATCACGCACCGTATAGTGGGCGATCAACTCCACTACCTTATAGGCATCAAAATGCATTTCTATATGGCAGCCCTTCAAGGATTCGAACCTCGGAATGCCGGAATCAAAATCCGGTGCCTTAGACCAACTTGGCGAAAGGGCTAAAAATAACTCTATAAATTTTTAAAGAACAAAGTGTATTGTATGACAGATTCAATGACCTGTCAACTAGTGTGTTGTTTTATCGCAACACCAAACAAAAAACCCAGACTTTTTAGGGTCTGGGTCTTGTGTTTGAAGTCGGTTTTAATACGTTGGTACTATACTCCTACACAAGACCCGGTTGGCCATGAGCCATCGCAATTAGATGTTGTTCTAATTGTGCGATACTCTGGCTGCGAACTAAAGGGTTTATGTATGAGAGACACGATTCTTCCTAAAAATTTAACAATGTTTGTATTATATAGGCGTTTTGTTTGTTTGTCAAGCGGTTTTTAAAAATTATTTTCTTCTATGTTTGTTTACAAAATCTAGTATAGACTCATAATTTGGTTCAGAACATAACACATCATGCATTTCAGCAATTTCGTTTTCGTTAAGATCCCACCATTTTAATTCTAATAACAAATCTATGATGCGACCTTCGAATCTATGCTTGATGTATTTTGCTGGATTTCCACCAACAACAGTATAAGGTTCAACGTTCTTAACTACATGTGAATTGGCAGCAATAACTGCACCATCACCTATCGTTACACCAGACATTATGGTGACACCATGGCTTAACCACACATCGTTGCCTATATTGATATCACCTTTTGTGCCAGTTTGTGATCTGTGTGGAAAGGTGCTTGTCCAATTTACTTTATGGTCACCACCTAAAAAGACTTTTACCCTGTCTGCTATCGAACAATATTTTCCTATCGTACAAATGGCACCTTCATTCCATTGAAACACTTCGATTTTATCTGCACCATAAGTTTTATGACCCCAATTCACATGAGCCATTATCTTTTCCAGGCAATTGGCTTTTCTACTATTGGTGCGGAAGGATCAACAAAGTCGTCAAATATTTCCCATAGAAGTTCTGATATTGCAAACTTGGTTAATAAACCTGTTTCTCTACCATATGCATCTATTTCCCAAGGCTGTACCCAATAATCTATTTTATCAGGATCTAATTTTTTATTGCGCCATTTGGTTAATGTATCATTGGTTTCACCAAAAATGTATTGTTTCACGTGTACCATTTCATGTGCAAGTGTTTCCAGTATTCTTCTGGAACCAATGAGTGGATTGATTTCAATAATAAAATGTCTAGGTTGTTTTCTACTGTTGTAATCTTCTACACTCGCGAAACCATAATCGTCTATTTTACTATCGAAATGTATTTCCGTTAAACAATTATTTCGTATTCTGGTATTTGGTATAAGTTCTTTTGAGTAAAATAGGGCTGCTCTCTCAACGAAAGGTCTGAAGTCTTTATCTGGACAGTTAAGTATACGTACCTGCATCAAAGAATCTCCATTTTTGAGACACTATTACCCACATATATTTATCAACTAAATCTTCTCTACTTTAACTCCAGCTTTTTCCAAGAATTGAATACCACTTTCACTACGATAACTGTTGCGATAATACACAGAATTGATGCCACTTTGATAAACCAGTTTGGCACAATCCAAACAAGGAGCATGAGTAACAAACAATACGGCACCATCAGAAGAAGCGCCATTTTTAGCCAACTTTGCAATTGCATTTGTTTCAGCATGAAGCACCTCAGGTTTGGTTGTCAACTTATATCTTTTCCAAATATTGGATTCTTTTGGAAGTTGTTGTTCTTGATATGGCCAAGAATGTTCAATTTCTTCTGGACTGAGCCAACCACCAGCTCCTTGATCCATATACTCTTTATCTTCACAGTTGTTATCCCAACCAGCAGGCATACCATTGTAACCAATAGAAATGATGCGATCATCTTTTACAACAATCGCACCAACATGAAGTCTACGAGCCGAGGATAGTCCTGCGAATACCTCGGCTGTTTTCATAAAAGCATCACGAAATTTTTGTTTCATTTAGATTGTTCTGCCAGAATTTTATAACCTTTACCTGTAGGATGAATTCCGTCAGTACTCATATGATCTTTAGGTCTAGGCAAAACAAAATCACCATACTCTTTTGCAATTTTTTCGATTGCGGTTTGAGGTACAGGCTTGCGTTCCATACCTGGGCTAATCCAAAAAACTCTATCTGCCTTAATGTTTTGACGCATTTTGCGGAGCTCTTGCTCAGATTTTACACCTGCATGGTCATTAGCACCCAAACTAATAATCACCGTCTTATAAGATTTACTTGAAGCCATAGAAAGATAGTCTCTATTCCACTGCCAAGTATTCCAACCACCACGCGAATAACTAACACATTCTGGTCGGTACATTGCTGTACCAACCGCAATGCTATCACCAATGACCATACAGTCCATAAATTACTCCATCAAAACATAATCTTGTTTACTAACACCACACTCTGGGCAATTAACTTCATCAGGAAGACTTAACCAATCCGCTTCTGATAGGGTATGACCACAAACTACACAAACATATACACGTTCTGACATTATAGACCTCCTAGTACTTTTGAATAAGCTTCTGCATGACGTTTTTCAACTTTTGCTAGAGCAGCAAAACGCTTCTCAGCAAGTTCTAAAACTTTCTTAAATTGATCAGCATGCTCTTTGGATTCGGCAGCCTGAAGTTTGGCTTCCAACATTGCATCATCATTGCCTTCTTTTTCGGCTTCTTCTTCAAACTTTGGATACATCTCTGTATACTCATAAGTTTCACCTGCGATTGCTTTTTCCAAACATTCTTTAGTAGAAGGTTTACCAATTAACAATTCTAGGTGACCCCATGCATGTTTGATTTCTTGATTTGCAGTTTCTTCAAAATGTTTTGCAACATCTTCAAAGCCTTCTTCACGTGCAATCTTGGCAAAATATCGATATTTGATATGTGCCATTGACTCACCTGCCAATGCACTCTCTAAGTTTTTTAATGTGATAGACATGTTTTCCCTTTTTTTAAAATGGTGCGCCCGAAGGGACTTGAACCCCTAACCAACGGATTATGAGTCCGCTGCTCTAACCATTGAGCTACAGGCGCAAATATTATTTGATATATTCTACGCTATCTTTACGCAACCAATGGATTAGTTGTGTTTGATTACCTGCTGGAAGTCGTTTATTCACGGCAATAAATTCCACACCATCGATTTCTTTCGACGGCCAATCAGAGAACGTATAGAATTCCTCATGAGAAATTTTTACACGGACTTTTTTGAGAATAGATTTTTTTTGCGTTTTCATAATAAAATTATACAATAAAGTAGAGGGCCTGTCAAGCCCTCTATTTGGTTTTGGTATCAACTACCTTTTATACCGGGACCCGATTTGTATTTTTTAATGTTTCGGATTGCTTCCAAAAATGCTTCGAATAACTTTCTAAACATTTTATTCTTTACTCTTTACGGCAATTTTCTTGACCATGTCTTGTGTTTTGACTAGGTTTTCCAACCAAATCTTTAACATGCCATTGGTAAGTTCCGCATTTTCAATTTCGATTTTGTCCGCAAGTTTGAATTCGCGGGTGAAATTGCGAGTAGCAATGCCTTTGTGTAGGAATGTACCTTCTTCAGGCTCATTGTCCTGAGTTGCGCCTTTGACAACCAGTTTATTACCTTCTAGAGTTACCTCAATATCAGATTTTGCGAAACCTGCAACTGCCAGTTCGATAACCCATTTGTTATCTTTGACTTGGCGAATATTATATGGGGGATAAGAAGGAATAGCCTTGGTCACATTCTTTGCCATTTCTTGCAGGTCATCGAACATCTTGTCGTAACCAACAGCGAAAGGGTCAAATTTGTGGAAGTCGAAAAGACTTGAGGTGAGATTTGTCATATAGTTCTCCTATTAAGCGAGTACAAAAAATTGCAACCCCGAAGGCGTTGCGGTTAATCCAGCTTACCTTATACTGGTCTGAACTTTCGTGTCAGAGGTGTAATTACACGGACGCCTTTTACCGTAGCGACAAACAGGCCCTAAGGTGGGCACACCATTCGCACACTGCTTGATCACCTAGCGAGTAGGGAGCGCAATTGCAGTAGACTTGAATTGGCACCTGTGGTTCTTTTACTACCCTTCACAGGTATGGTAGTTTCCCATCCCGATGGGACTAGGATTATACAATTATTTATATTGGATGTCAAGAATTATTTGAACGTTTACCGATATTGTATTTCGGTACCAGTTGCCACTCATTCTTTTCTTTATGCGAAATGATCTTCACCTGAGAAAGAAAGATAGGTTCTGGTGTTTTTGTTTGCTCTTTGTTGACAATTTTTAAAAGGCCCCAATCTTCCAACAAGTTGACAATCGCATTTCTACGAGACAAATCGTTGTCGGTAATATCGGTTTCTTTTCCGTCTAGAGCAAATAATTCTTTGAAATGTACCACATAGTACTGCCCACGTTTGTGCAGAATGTGGCAAGATTGAAAAAGAGTTTTGTCTTTTTTAGATGCTACACCGATACGGGTAAGTGTCTCACGCACCTTCAGGAAATCATCTTTTTCTTTTAAAGTTACTTCTACCAGATTCTTAACGTCATTCATTTCACCCACCCTTATCTGTTTTTATTCTTATTTCAGAGATTTGTTCATCGGTGAGAATACGCAAAGCCTCTTTGGCTTTTTGATTCGAATAACCAAAATAGGTCTTTACGCAATCAATATTCTCATCTTTTTTAGACTTTTGCCATGGAGCAAACTTACGCTTCATGGGTCTGATATTATTTAGAAAATACTGGTATTGCATATCTTTGTCGATACCTGGCCAAAGATTCATCTCGCTTGCATAAAGTACGCAATCTAGGTGGTACGACAAAGACCGATTAACAATAAAGGGTGCGTAATCCTTGAAATCTAGTTCATCTTCTGCCTTCTTCTTTTGAAGAATCAGATCCACATAATCGAACGGGCTCATTTGAACTGACACTCAACCATGATTTCAGTCAGACATGCGATCAGGTTAATCTCATGGTCCGCAACAAAAGCGGCTTGATATTGGTATTTCGCCAGAATAACAACCATCTGAGGTACAGAGTTTGCTTCTAGAACACCATACAAACCATCATAGATGTTTCTGAAAATGCGTGTCGGATCATTGTCCAGGTTGTTTGTAACCCACTTACGGCACGATGCAAAATCTTTGTCTTTGAGTGCAGTGGTGAGCTCAGTCATGCGGATTTCAGAGACTGATGACAGAATACCTTTATCAATGATACCACCAGCAGCATATCTTTGAAGTTCGTTTAGAATCCTACGATTGTCTGGAAAGTGTTTAGTGATAACGGATGCAACAACTTCTTTTTCGTAAATAATGCCTTCAATCTGAAGGATGTTTTCAACACGTTTAAAGAACTGTGCTGCCATCTTGGCTTTACTGCCATTGGCTTTAAAGTCAATTACTGTACAACGAGAATGAATAGGATCGATAATCCGATTCTTGTAATTGCAAGTAAAGATAAACGAGCAGTTAGAAGCAAACTCCTCGATTGCACCACGCAGCGCAGGTTGCGTTGAATTTGGATTTAGATAGTCCGCTTCGTCTAGAATAACAACTTTGCGTCCACCAGATAAGGACATTGAGGACGCATAGTTCTTAATTTTGTTCCGCAGAACATCGATACCGGACTCATCAGAACCGTTGATAATGATGTAATCACATCCAATCTCTTCACAGAGAGCTCTTGCAACAGTAGTTTTACCGACACCTGCGGTGCCAGACAAAAGAAGGTTGGGAATCTTCTTCTGATTTACAAAGTCCTGAAATGTCTTTTTGAGTGCATCAGGAAGAATACATTCCTCGATAGTCTTAGGACGATACTTCTCCACCCACAACATGTGTTCGTTCATTCAAATTCTCCATAATATAAAATAACATTGTATCAGATTTTACGCCAGGTGTCATTCTCTTTGACGTAAAGTTTACCATCAGGACCAGGCACAATATTCACCGAAACACGTTTCTCTGTTCCAGGTTTATAATTTGGTCCCGTACCAACAAAAAAATAGTTTCCATAACTACTCTGTTGTGGTGGTAATTCTTCACCATATGTTGCTTGAAGTTTCAACACAGGTTTACCTTCAAGTTGTTTTTCCAAATCAGCCGTAGGAAGTTCATCTTGTTTATAAACAATCCGTTCTTTGACTTCTTTGTAACCAGCAACACCAGCCAAAAAAAGGCCTGTTAATCCCAGGCCCCTTGCAAAATTTCTTCTGCTTGCCGGATTCATTTTACATCCAGCATCGATTCAAAAAGGGCTTCAAACTCTTTAGATTCGGCAACCTCTGTGTGGAAAGATTGTTTGAACTGGGTTTTTGCCATGCGTTTAACAATCTTTTTAGGAACTTTTAGTTCTTCATTTGCAGCATCAACAATATCTTTGATTGCTTCGGAGTTAGCTTGATTTCGATTCATATGAAGAACCATCTCATCAACATAACCTTTCAACTTTTTGAGTTGTTCTTCATCATAAGAACCAAATAGTGTATTTACTTTAGTCATTTACGAAGCTCTCCATTAATCATTCCAACAACGTTCAACAGATGTTCTTCCAGAGCAACAGTACCTGTAATCAAGTTGACAACAGTATTTCCTGGAACTTCTTCGTTATTAGGAGATTCTAACACAGCAATAACGTGTTCAGGATTAATTGCAATGGATTTTTTAGACATTGCATCAGTAAAATAAATCAACATGTTATTCTCCGAATTTAGATTCTTTGGCTTCAATAGCAATCCAGTATTGCAGATCACCTTTTTCATTCTTGAACGAAGCAAGCCCTTGTGACGAGACTTCAACAGTGTAAGTGCCAGGAATCATCTTGAAGTTTTCTGTCAGAAAGACTGCCTTGAAAACTTTTCCGTTAGTGATCTCACCGATCTCTATTGTGTTTGTGTGTGCAGAATCATCTTTGGCATCAAATGCTGAAACAACAACTTTAGAACCATCAGATTGAAATGCAATGTGTGACGATCCAAGAACGGCAGCATTCTTCAATGCCTGAGCCAAGTCTTCATCTTTCAGTACAAACTCACCATCAACTGTTGGTAGTTTCAGTTCTTTATCCGGAGGAGAAACGATCATCGTCTTTACAGTAGTACGATATTTTGTTTTGCTGCGACCAGATTTAAAGATCACATGTTGTGTATCGAAATCCAATTCAGTATCTTTGTTCAGAGAGAACACCGATAGGAATTGATTCAGATCATAGATGCAGAAGTCTTGTGGGAACTCATCAGGCAAGGTTGCTTTTGCAAGAACCGTTTTAGTTGATGAAATGGTTGCAATCTTATTGCCTGTTTTAAATTCGATGCCAGAATTGATGCCAGCAAAGTTTTTCAACACTGTTAGTGTTTCACTCGATAATTTCATAATATACTCCTTATTACATTTCTTCAATTGTACTAGAACCGTAGGAAAGTTCAAGTTTTTTGGTGACTTTTTTCTTCAAGTCTTCCAGTGTACCATCATTCTCAATGTTATAATCAATATGTCCGCCGATCCAGCGCCACTCAGATTCATGAATGCCGGATTGATTCAACATAAAGCTTTCCGCTCTTTGGTCACCGCGGTTTGCTTTAATTGCAATGTCATACCAATGTGGTTTAATGCCTCTTTGTATTTCAATCAAAATGCCACCTTGATCATGTACAAATTGCATTTCATTTCCGAAACGAACATCAGTGATAACAAAATTTTGTTCCGGGTTTGACATGATGTATCTCTTCATCTTAATGACCCAAAAGTCTTCGTGAAATACATCTCGACCAACTTCTGTACCCATTAACTGTAATGCGAGTCTAGGTGTGAATTCTTTTCCAAATTCTTTGGACCAAAATTGGTCAGGTTGTTCCCGCCACTTGCGAGAAGCCTCAGTATCACCTTCCAGAAGGTGTCTGGGCCAACCAAACATTTCAGCGGCAACATCCTTAACACCTTTGGCAAAACTCAAAGGAGTAAAGCCCATGTCTTTAAGGATGTCACCAGCTGTGCCTTTACCTGAACCGATGAATCCAAGTAGGCCTACAATCATCACATTTCTCCAACAAAATTCGCAACAGCAGGCATGTCGCCCTTGAAGTGATATGTGCCGATGTGATCAGTACGCATCCAAGGGCAGAGCCAGATTTGCCCACCAAGTTTACGCCAGAGTTGACAGAACATGTAGTCTTCAGACAGGTAACGATCTGTGCCACCACCAGTTGCAGAATCTGCACTATCAATGATAGTATCAAAGTATGCATGAATGTAACGTGAACCATCAAAGTGTGCTTGACCAACGTGATCTGGTTTGTAACGCAGTTGAGGATATGCTGCTTCGAACTTGGGGAAAACTTCACGTTTGACCATCATAAAGCCCGTACCAATTTCCAGAACTTCAAGAGGTTCAGACACAGAAAACTTTTCAGTACCACGAACGGGATTGAAAACATAATCACCAGTTACTTTTTCCAAAGCCTGAGCATCGATTTCTGGATTTCTCTCCATGGCTTTCTTAACAGAACGCCACTTGATGGCTTTCTTAGGATAAGGACCACCAATAACATCTTTGTCCAAGGCAAGAAGTGCAATCACATCTTTTGGATCAAAGTGAATGTCGGAGTCAATAAACAACATGTGTGTGCAGTTTGAACGATTCAAGAACTCATCAACAAGGTAGTTTCTTGCACGTGTAATTAAAGATTCATTGAAGAGAAATGAAAATTTAACTTGTACACCATACTGAATGCAAATAGACTGCAAGTCAAGGCAAGCCTTGGCATACAGCCCGTGATTCATACCACCATACATAGGTGTTGCAACGAAAATACTTTTCTTTTGAAGCTCTTCTTTTTTAATTGAAATTTCCATTATCTCTCCAAAAATAAAAAAAGGGAGAACCACCTTTCGGTGGTCTCCCAGTCAAACAGTCAATTAAGCACTGAAGTTGTAACCGGCTTTGATAGCGGCACGAACCATAGCCTTAGTAGGCGAACCAACACGATAGACGGCAACTTTAGAACCGTCAGCGCGAGTCTTGGTGTTTGTATAGATAACATGACCTTCTTGACGCAGCTCATCGATACGAGCGCTGACATTCTGGATGCCGAAGCGAGCACGAGCTTGTGCGGTAGAGAGGGTGTTGTAGCCTTCTTTCTTGCTCAGAAAGTTGATCAGGCGTTGCTTAGCGGATAATTTAGTCATAGTAATCTCCATAATGACAAAGGTTTAACAAATTTCTTGCGTTTTGCAAGTCTTCACAGTATACTATTATATAGACACCGTGTCAAGCATTTTCATGGTATACTTGAATTATCTGCCAACTTGTGGCAGGTATTTTGCCTTGGTTTCTTCCCAAGACAAGAAGATCAAATCATCATAGAACAAAGACTCATAAGAGACATTGTTCTTCTTCTTCAACATCGAAATCCTACCTTTTGCATATTTGGTTTTCCAAATATTCGATAGTGTTTCCTCAGATGTGTCGAAGGATTTGATCAGTTCATTTTCACCAATTTCTTTTCTTAGAAATTCGTTGGTGTTATTATAAAGAGGAGAAAAATAAATGCCTCTTTGATGTTCAGTGCGAACCAGGTTTTTAGGAATGCCAAGTTTTGGATATGCGAAATTTAACGTGCGGTTTTTATGATCACGTTTAAAAGGCAGACCATTTGGCTTCTTGGCTTCCCACCATTCGAAATATTTTTGCGTGTGGTTTTCTTTTACCCAATCATAAACAGCATTAACGGTCTTCTTTGTCGGTTCGAATGCAACCGAACCACTAGAGAAACCCATTTTGTTCCAGTGTTCAAGCCCGTCATACTGAGACAGACCATTTGATTTGGTGTTGCCATACAGTGACGTTGTTGTCACACCTACGAGCACATCACCATATTGTCTCTTCCAGTCTTTTTGTACAGTATCAGATAGACAGAGTAGTGCCAATAATTTGCCGCCCATATAATTGAATCCAAGAGGTTGCAGAGGCACGATGGTCGAACCGATTGCAGTATGATTAATCATATTGCCTTGTGTCTTAATGGTTCGTTCCCAACCGATGGCCTTGTCTCGCGGTGTCAAGTCAAGAAAGTCGGATGAAATGCAGATGACACCAAGATATTTACCTGTAACTTCATCTTGAACGGTGTAGAACAGGTTTCGACCAATGTTTGAATTATTCTTCATTGTTGAAGAAAAAGTACGAATGGTATTCCAAGTTTCTGCCAAAGGTCCATTCGACAAGACCATTTTAGGTTTCAACTTCTCATAACATTCTGGTGTTTCTGGCATCCAGAAATTTGATTTGACTTTTTCAATCATCTTCATTTGGTTGTTGTCAATCAATTGAACCTGATAACCATCTGTGAGTGTATTGATTTCGCGTGTAGGATACTTCTCATGTACTTCACACCACTTTTGATACAAAGTATATTCACGGACATCCATGTTGGATGCCTTCGTCAAATCGTCGACCAAAGATTGTTTTAGTTTCTCGGTATCGATATGAGTGAAACGCTCCGGTTCATTTTGAACCTGCCAATTCCGCCATTGTTCTTCAAATGGTGGATATACTTTTTTGGTAGCCATTAATTATTTCTTTTTTGATAGATTGTACTTTTGGAACTTAATCATCTTCTTGTTCAACTTGCTGAGTTTTTTCAGACCAAGTTGTAATGCAAGAGGTTTAGTTCTATCAGTATACACGATTCCATTCATGTGGTCAAGTTCGTGCAGGAAACACCTGGCGGTTAATCCTTCAAAAGTTTTGGTATGTGTTTCGCCTTTGAAATCTTGGTATTTTACCTGAATTGATTTTGGTCTTGTTACTTTTAATGTCAACATTGGAAAAGAAAGGCATCCTTCATCCATGTGAACTTCACCCTCAAAAGCAATCAATTCGGGATTAAAGAATGCGACATATTCTTCGCCTGTACCCATAACAAAAACACGATGTGTATAACCACACTGATTGGCAGAAAGCCCTAGTCCGTTATTTGCTTTACAGGTTTCCACCAAAGAAGAAGCAAACTCTGCCGGATTAACGGGCGGTTTCTTAAAGTCAAACTCCGGCAAAACTTGATAAAGAGTTGGCCAATCGGGAGGAGCAAGTTTAAAGATCGGTGCGGTTGACGCAATCTTACTTTGTTCTTGTGTATCGTATAATACAACTTCATCAGTACTCATTTTGTTTCCTTTTATTTTTCAATCACAGAAAAATTATTCTTCTTTACAAACTTAATAACAGAACGGAACTTATCAAACAATTGATCACCTTTGTGTGAGATGACAAAAACGTTTGTATCAGAAGACAACTCTTTCAATAGGTTCATTAACAGTTCAACAGAAGCCGTATCCAAACTACTATCAAATATTTCATCCAGTATCAACAGATTGGTATTGGTACTGTTCTTCAATTTGGCAACTTGACGCCATGTCAACAACAATGCCATATCAATCTTTTGTTTTTCACCTTCAGAGAAATTGGCATATGAAAATTCATCGCGGTGCCGACTCTTGATTGTCTCTTCAAAGTTTTCGTTGATATTGAAGTTGACAAAGAAGTCCATTGAAGACAGGTACTTGTTGATCAACTTGTTCATAATCGGTAAGTACTGTTTGATGATCTTCGTTTTGATACCAGTGTCTTTCAGTAGAGTGCTGGCATATTCATGGTAATGTTTCAGTGAAATAAGTTTTTCATATGATTCAGTATATGTGGTCAATTCACTTTTCAAATCCTTCAACTTCTGATTCTCTTCTTCCAGATTATCTTTGGTTGAAGAGAGATCGGTGATCTCCTTATTCAGTTTGTTGATGTATTGTTGTATAGCAGATATGGTTGAGTTGTGTTTAATAATTTCGCCGTTGTGTGCATTGATATGTTTCAATACGGCAGCAACATCATTCATCCGTTTTGTAATTTTACCGATCTCTGCCTTAATTTCCTCAAGACCCTTTTGTTGTGTGACGACTTTATCTTTTCTTTCTTGGATTTGCTCAGCTTTGAAATGTGTTTCAATAGACTGTTTACATGTTGGGCAATTGTCATTTTTTTCATAGAACTCAATATCCTTTTCATTTTTTGAAATATTGTTTTCAATCTTGGCTTCTAGCTGAATTAGTTTTTTAGACTTTTTATCCAGACTATCTTTGCCATCACCAACTTTGGAAGTTAAAACGTCCACATGTTTTTGTATAAGAGAAATGTCTTTAGTAATTTTGGTAATTTGTTCTTCTGAGGTAACAATTTCATTTCTCTTGTTCTCAATCTCAACATCATTGCGTAAACGATGATCTTCAATATTTTGTTTCTGAAACTTAATTTTTTCTTCAACCAGATTGATATCAAATTTTACTTTGGTAATATCATCTTTGATTGTAGACATTTTCTCTTTGACAACGGAATTCATTGAAGAGAAAATTTGAATGTCTAGTAGGTCTTCGATAATTGTCCTACGATCTGCAGCGGATAACTGCATGAACGGAACGAAAGAAGCTGAACCAAGGATAACAACCTGCGTGAAAGATTTATAATTTAATTTGAGAATATTGTTCTCTAGTACTTCTTGATAATCTTTTGCAGCTGCATCTTGGTTCAGCAGAACACCATCAACATAAATCTCAAAGATGTTGGGTTTAATACCACGAACAACTTTGTATGATTTTTTACCAATAGAAAATTCTATTTCAACCACTGCATCTCTACCATTGATAGAGTTTAATAGTTGTGGTTTGTTTATTTTTCTGAATGGTTTACCAAATAAAACAAAACACAATGCATCAAGAATGGTGGACTTACCTGCACCATTCTGACCAATAATCAGTGTGTTTGTTGATCTGGTGAAATTGATTTCGGTGAAAGAATTACCGGTAGACAGTAAATTCTTCCAACGGATTTTACGAAATAGTATCATGCTCTCTCAGTATTCAATGCCTCTACGTAGAGTTCTTTCAATAATTTTTTCAACTCATTATTATCTATGCTATCTTCCTTAATTGCATCAACATATTTGTTGAGTATGGTTAAGGTGTCTTCGGCTTGATTTACCATATTTTCTTCAACGCCTTCGTTCAGGTCAGTGAAGTCTTCAGCAATAGTAATATCAATTGGATTGACATTATACAAGTTATTCATAAACTTGTCAAACAAATACGGATTCGTTTTGTTGATTACAACCACTTTAACATAAGTGCCGTTATAAACTGACAAGTCTTTGTCATTGATTTCAGTGATCGTTTCTTCTTTGTCATCATACTTAATGCGGTGAAACATCACATTTGGATTCTTTACAAAATCCAGTCTTTCACTATCAATGTCAAAAATATGAAACCCGCGAGGATCATTGTAATCTTGCCAAGTAAGTTCATATGGGTTTCCAACGTAGTGGATATCATCCGCAGTAGACTTATGATGATAATGCCCAGAAAAAGTATGAGAGAACTTTCTAAAAATGCCACGATCTAATCCTCCTTCGGATGGCATACCGCGATACATGGCGAATCCAGAAATTTCAAAATGTCCCATGCAGTACTTTGCATCTGTTTCTTGTAACATCTTCATTGAGTCTTCATAATTTTCCGGGCAGATCCAAGGCATCATACAGATTTTATGGGGTCCCACATATATTTCTGCCGGGTGATCTATGATATTAAATGAAGACGCATACTCACCAAGTAAAAGATCAACTGAATTTACATCGTTGGTATTTTTAAAATAGGTATCGTGATTGCCTGCCAACATATGCACATCAACTCCCAATTGTGCCAGCGGTTCAAAGAACATTTCTTTGGCACGTTTTAGAGAATAGAAGTTGATGTATTTCCTACGATCAAATGTGTCACCAAGAATCAATACAGATTGAATCTTTTCTTCCTTTAATTTTGGAAAGAATGTATCTCTATAAAACTTTTCGTAGAAATCTAAAAAGTGTACCGAATCATTTCTTGCACCAAAATGTTGATCAGTTATTATCGCAATTTTCATTTACTTGTGGACTCTGTTACCCGGTGACGTAATTCGGTTGTTGAAAAACTGTGTTGTCTACTATTGAAATAGACTTCCATTGATAGATCGTGACCAGTAAATTGTTTGTCACGATACTCTTCTCCGATGATTCTAACATCAATTGGATAAGAAGTCAATATGTCCTTCAGTTCCTTTTCTGTGGCATATGGTACAATTTGATCCACGTATTTGCAAGCATCCAACTGAATGAATCTTTCCAATACCGATTGAACAGGTTTATTTTTCCAATTTCTATCAATCGTTGGATCAGTTTGTAATCCCACAATCAAATAATCGCATTGAGTCTTTGCCTCTTTGAGCATCATTACGTGACCTGCATGAAACAGATCAAAACATGAACATGTAAATCCTATTTTCATAATTACTCCATAAATTTTTCAATACCTTTGGGTTTCTTTACCGACTTCAATTCTTTTTTGGTTTTCTTGGCAACTTCATAGTTCTCAATAAACTCGGCAATATTGTCGTACAGTTCAAACTGTTTGCTTGTACCATCTTCAAACTCCATATTTTCAAATTCATCCAGAATACCAATTTGTTCGGTCGACTTGTACTTCACATACAGTTGTTTCTTTTCTTTTTGGATCCTTCTCAGAAACGCATAGTAAATGATTTGAGTAAAGTAAGCAAACGGGTTTTTGGATTTATTCGGATCAAAGTTCTCAAAATACATCAGGCAGTTTTCAATGCCATCCGAAATCATTTCATCTCGGTAAGTATAGTTGATGAAGTTTGGTTTGTGTGACAGACCTTCAGCAATTTTCATCCAACATTCACCAATGTAATTTGGTATGTTGGGTTTTGCTTTGCCGTTCTTCTCGGCTTCCACACACAATTCCTTGTATGCAATCAGTGCTTTTAGGAAATCTTCATTATTGATGTAGTGTTTCTGTTTGTTCATTCAAGTATACCATAAAAAGTTGTTGACAAAGGGCTTGACATGTGATACATTTCACGGTGTAGCCCCGATGATATTAATGTAATAAATTACCTTTAATTGATTCCATTTCTTTTAAGACTTCCATCATATTAAGATCCTCTTCTTTTACTTTGGATCTATTTCTTAGAATTTCTGCCATCTTAACCACAGTATTCAGATAGTATTCTGTAAATTCATCAGTTGGTTCAAAAACACAGAGAACATCTTCCGTATTGATTGCTACCGCATCACCTTTCATAATGTCTACAGGTAACCAATGTTGTAAAAGCAAGTTTGAATTCCTAACCTCAAACATCATAGGGTTAGTAATTTTAATTTGGAATGAATCGAGTTCTTCCATAACGCAAATAACATCAGTACCATCTTTAAATCTGACAATGTGAATGTTATTTTCCATCTTTTAATCCTATGTTATAAAGTTTGAAAGAGAACTTCTCTTCATTATATATTTTCACTCTTTCCACGAAATGTTGTAGAGTGAAGTTCATTTTCTTTTTGTGTCTAAGGTCGTCTGCAATGTCATAGAGCGTTGCCATTTCTTTTCCCTCCGACTGTCTAAGAGATCGTCCAATCGACTGAAGATTTCGAACTCTTGACTTTGACGGAGATGCGAATATAATATTATGCAAATTCCTAATGTTAATTCCAGTAGAAAAAGTCCCAAAAGAAGCCACAACAATAGCATCATTCTCTGTCTCCATAATCTTACGAATATTTTCTCTGTCTTCCGTTTCTACTCCGCCATGTACAAAAAATACATTGCGACCGTTTGCTTTTTCTTTAATTATATTATACAATATTTTACCATGTTTTTCAACCATTTGGTAAAGCACTAGGGTATTTTTATCTAAACTGATGCAAAGATTTCTGATGAATCTGTTTCTGTTTTCGGATGTAATAAGGTATTCTATTTCTTCTTGATACGTATCGTCTTTATGTTTTTCACATACCTCTGGTGAATGTTTGAGTACCAGACATTTGATGTTGAACGGTGATAATTGTTTTTTGTCGATCAACTCTTTTGTTGTGATTACCTTCTCTACAGTTCCAAACAAACCTTCTAGAACCAGTTTGTGTGTCTTTGTGCCGTCTAATGTACCAGTTAATCCAATACGATACTTTGTTTTGTTTGCAGCAGTCATAATTGTTGTGAGTGACTGTGCCTTGAATAGGTGTGCTTCATCTCCAATTATGTAATCAAACTGTTCAAAGTATTGTTTTGGTAATTGATACAGTGACTGCCATGTAGAGATAGTCAGATTCTTGTTTGTGTGTTTGTCTTTGCCTTGATAAATTCTGTGTACGTTTTCTTCTACATTGAAACCGTTGTGTGAAGAATAGTCTTCAAAATCTGAATACAACTGTTCAACAAGAGAAGTTGTTGGAACAATAATCAATCCTTTTAGATTCTGATAATCTAGTAACTGTCTAAACAACAAATAAATGATCAGTGATTTACCAGAAGCTGTAGGTGAAAGCAACAGTGCCCTACGATTTTGCATTGCATGTATGAATGCTTTTCTCTGATGTTCTCTTACATCGATTGGTTTGCCTTGTGAATGTAGATTCAGAGTTTTTACGAATTTATCGAAATGATAAATTGAATATTCGTCCTGAGTTTCTTCTATCGAGTAGGTGTAATTGCGTTCTTCACAGAACTCTTTTAGATAAGGTATAAGCCCCAAATAGATTTGTTGTGTCGTTAAGTTGAACAGACGAATCTTACCGTCCCAGATTCGATTCCGATAGGCTGGAACGAATTGATAACCAGGCACAAAGAATGTGAAGTACTCTGACAGTTCCATCGCAAGGTGGCGTTCACATACCACTTTGGCGAACACTTCATCTTTCTTTGTTATAATTAGATCATTGTCCTCCAACGAATTTCTCCCACGAAATGAAATCACGTAATTGCCAAGTTCGTTGTTTCAGTTCATTCATAATAGATTCAATGACTGATACAGTTTCATCATGGTATTTC